CCAAAGTTTGCCAAGAAAGTAGGCATTCGACCTGATGTGGCTGCAGAGTACACGCAGTCCAATGTAAAGGGGAAATCGTATGCAAAACTTCCTGAACGACTTAAAGATGGCGGTCCGAGCCTGGCGATTGGCCGTGGTGAAAAGCTTCCGGCAGATCAAGGCGCGGGTCTTACCGCCAAGGGCAGAGCGAAGTACAACCGAGAAACAGGATCAAACTTGAAGGCGCCACAGCCCCAAGGAGGTCCAAGGCGTGACTCATTTTGTGCTCGTATGGGTCCTGTAGCAAGAAAATCAGAGCGCGGGTCTCGTGCCCGAGCATCAATGAAACGCTGGAATTGTCCGGGCTGGTGAAATGTCCTATTCCGATACTTATGGCCAGGTTTTTAACGTCCAGACGCTGATTGACCACGCTGCGAGGCGCTGTGGCAAGCTTGCTGAGGAGTTGACCAGCGAGCAATTGCTGACGGCCAGAGAGTCCTTGGGCTTTGTGCTGACCAATCTGATCAACATTGGCATTCAATACTGGGCTGTCAAGAAGGAAGTGATTGGCCTAACGCCAGAAAAATACATCTACACCCTGCCAGTAGGTGCTAATGACGCCTTGAATGTGCTTTATCGCACTTTAACAAGGCCTTCTGGCAGTTATTCAAGCAGTGCTGGCGGCAATGCTGCCTACGCAGGGGATGATGATGTTGATACCTACTGCCTGCAAACAAGCACTAATGGCAACATTGCAATCAATTTTGGCACGAGCAACCCGATTTATGCTGGGTCAATCGGCCTGCTCCCCTATGTTTCTGGTGGTGGAAGTGCCACATGGACTCTCACCCTTGAGTATTCGACCGATGGATCAACTTGGAACACCTTGTATGACATCGGATCAGTGGTTGTTACTGACAAACAGTGGGTCTGGTATGACATTGACCCCGGTCAGAGCGTCCAATACTACCGAGTAAGGGCATCTGGCGGCACAACACTGGCCTTGCGTGAGTTTTATGTGGGCAATAACTCGCGTGAAATCCAAATGGCAAGGCTAAATCGTGACGATTACACGAATTTGCCAAACAAAAACTTCACGGCCAATCAACCCTACCAGTTTTGGTTCAATCGCACGGTCCCACAGCCTGAAATTTACCTCTGGCCAGTGCCTAATGAGTGGTATGTGCAGATGACGGTCTGGTATTCCAAGCAAATCATGGATGTGGGTGATTTGACCGATGAATTGCAGATCCCGCAGCGCTGGTACTTGGCCACAGTGGGCATGTTGGCGCATCAATTGAGCATGGAATTGCCCCAAGTACCACTGGAGCGCATTCAATACCTCGAAGGCCAAGCTGAAAAGTATCTCAATCTTGCCGAGGCAGAAGAGCGCGATCGCAGTCCGATTTACTTTGCCCCTAACATCAGCGTTTACACACGATAATGCCAATGTTCCTTGACACTGAGGGCTACAGCGACATCGCAATTGGTATTTGCGATCGTTGTCGTATGAAACGTCCTCATGCCACCCTTGGCCCTGACATTAACTTCCCAGGGTTGATGGTTTGCGAGGAGAATTGCCGCGATGAAAAAGATCCTTATCGCCTACCAGCACGGCAGACAGAGCGCATCAACTTACGCTTTCCACGGCCTGATGTTTCTGTGGCTGCAATCCAGGATAATCTGGTAACCAATGATCAGCAAAATGTCATTGTCTCAACGGAAGGCAATACCCAGACGCCTGAGAACAATGGGAATCTCGATGGAATAGCGGTGTCACCATAATGGCCAATCAAACCATCACCCAGCTACCTACCGCGCAAGCACTCACTGGCACGGAGCTTGTGCCCATTGTGCAAGGCGGTGGCACAGTCAAAACCACGGTAGCAGACATTGCTGCAACGCCAGTTACCAATTACAGCTTTGTCACAGCAACCAGTGAAGGGTCACTAAGCCAATCACGCCAATTAAGCACTTCAGGCAATGGCTTAACGCTGACTGACAATGGCGCTGGCTCAACGCTCGTTCTAAGCCTCTCTGGGGCCGCTGCAAGCCTCGTAGCAGCAGGGACAGGCATTCAGGTCAAGACAAGTGCAACAACGCTCACAGCGCGTTCTATCGCGGCTGGAACGGCAGGATTAAGCGTTGCTGATGGCGATGGTGTTGCTGGCGATCCAACCATCTCACTTTCTGGCTTAGTGCTTAACTTAGCGCAGACCAGTGGCGTTGGATTGCTCACGCGTACCAGTGGCAGCAGCATTGGTGTGGTGACGCTCACAGGTACGGCCAGTGAGATTGATGTCACCAATGGGACAGGTGACGGTGCCAATCCCACGATTGGACTTGCTGATGATCCGATCCTGCCAGGCACGGGCGGGATGATTTTTCCCAAGGGCACGACTGTTGAACGTCTAAGCCCTGGCGTTGAGGGCGCCTTCCGTTACAACACGCAAACGGGCGCTTTTGAAGGCTATACAGCCGCTGGCTGGGGCACGATTCAGACAGGATCAGGGGTTGCGTCATTCAGTGCTGGCACGACAGGATTGACGCCATCCACTGCAACCATTGGCGCTATTGTTCTTGGTGGCACACTCATTTCAAGCAATGGCGGCACAGGCCTTGCGTCATATACAGCAGGCGATACGCTTTACTACGCTGCTGGCACAGCACTCTCAAAACTAGCCATCGGTGCTACATCACGCATCATGACGTCATCGGGATCTGCCCCACAGTGGACGGACCCGGCAACTATTACCGTGGGCACAGCAACTTCTGCCACCACAGCAACCAATCTCGCTGGCGGCACGGCCAATCAGATTGCTGTGCAGTCCAATGTCGGCACTACGACATTTATCACAGCACCCACGGTTGCAAGCACGGTCTTGTCATGGAATGGCGCAGCATTTACCTGGATTGCAGCAGCATCAGGGACCGTCACAGCAGTCACAGCATCAGCGCCACTAGCATCTTCAGGTGGTACGACGCCAGACATCAGTTTGGGCACGGTGACCACAGCTAATGGTGGCACAGGACTCACCACGTACACGGCTGGCGATCTACTGTATTACGCCACGGGCACAGCACTCAGTAAGCTTGGCATCGGCGCATCAACCTACATCCTGACATCTTCAGGCACAGCACCACAGTACACAGATCCTGCCACGATCACTGTGGGCACGGCAACCACAGCAGGCTCGGTGGCCAACTCAGTGACGTTTAACAGCACGGGTGGTGCATCACCTGGCACGACGTTTAATGGCTCAGTTGCCAGGACGATCGACTATAGCTCGGTGGGAGCACCCAAGGCTGATGGCACAGGCGCTTCAGGCACTTGGGGTATTAACATCAGTGGCAATGCTGCGACGGCTACTTCTGCAACATCAGCCACCACAGCAACCACAGCCACTAATGTTGCAGGTGGTGCTGCAGGCTCACTGGTTTATCAAACTGCAAGTGCAACAACATCAACATTAGCACTAGGAACTCAAGGTTATGTCCTTCGTGCTGGTGCTTCAGCCCCTGAGTGGGCAGTGATCGACGGAGGTACATTCTAATGCCAGCCACCAACTTTACGCCCATCCAGCTTTATAGAACCAACACGGCGTCCACCACGGCGCCTTCGGCTGGTAACTTAAATGCTGGTGAACTTGCCATCAATTACAACGATGGCGGGATGATTCTGTTTGCCAAGAACACCACGGGCAACGTCATTAAGTTGATGAACAACCCTGCCAACTTGCTATATCCCACGGCAGATGGCACTAATGGCCAAATTTTGACAACAAACGGCTCTGGCACTTTATCATTTCAAGATGCGCCAGCTTCGGGTGTATCTAAAGGCCAATCCATCGCTTTTGCTTTGATCTTCGGACTGTAAGGAGCCAATCGTGGCAAACCCAAATATCGTTAACGTCGCTGCCATATATGGCAATAGTTCCCAAACATCTTTGTCCACTACTAGTGCAACGCAGTTGGTAAATAATGCTGCTGCAAGTGGCAAGGTCTTCAAGATCAACAGCATTGTTGTAGCCAATGTGGATGGTTCGACTGCTGCTGACATTACGATCAACATTTATAGCGCGGCGGCATTAGGCGGTACAGCATTCCCAATTGCATCAACAATTTCAGTTCCGGCTGACGCTACGCTGATTGTGACTGATAAGACTACGTCTTTTTATCTGCTTGAAAACCAATCGATTGGTGCCACGGCAGGTACGGCAGGTGATCTTGTTGTTACAGCTAGCTGGGAAGAAATCAACTCGTAAGGGGTTATCTCATGGCAATGCGATACCCAGGTGGAGTGATTCCCACGGCACCAGTGCCTAGTGGACCTTACGAGAATAGTACCGCATCAGGGGTATGGTCGCTTGAATCTCAACTGAGATTTAAGGCTGCTGGCAATTGGCCTACTGCTGGCAATGTTGCACAAGCTTTATGGAGTTGGGGTGGCAATGGCTCGGGTCAACTAGGCCTCAATAATGGTTACGGCAAATCTTCTCCGGTTCAAGTTGGCGCATTAACTAATTGGTCACAAATAGCTGGTGGTAGGTACAACTCTGTAGCTATTAAGACAGATGGTACGTTATGGTCTTGGGGAGCTAACACTAATGGTCAACTAGGCCTAAATAATAGAGTTAATTGTTCCTCACCTGTACAAGTTGGTGCTTTAACGACTTGGTCTCAAATAACTGGCGGTCGAGATAATTCTTTAGCCATCAAAACGGATGGTACTTTATGGGCATGGGGACTTAATCGTTATGGCCAACTAGGTCTAAATGATCTTGTTGACCGTTCTTCTCCAGTTCAAATTGGAGCATTAACAACTTGGTCAAAAATAACCGGGGGTCGAGATCATTCTGTAGCCATCAAAACTGATGGTACTTTATGGTCTTGGGGACTTAACGCCAGTGGTCAATTAGGTCAAAATAATAGAACTTATTTTTCCTCTCCTGTACAGGTTGGGGCATTAACCACTTGGACGCAAGTTTCTGCTGGTTTATATCATTCTGTAGCCATCAAAACTGATGGTACTTTATGGTCTTGGGGCGATAATAGCTTTGGTCAACTAGGTCAAAATGATGTTGTTAGACGTTCCTCACCTGTACAAGTTGGTGCTTTAACGACTTGGTCTCAAATAGCTGCTGGCGGCAATAATTCTTTAGCCATCAAAACGGATGGTACTTTATGGGCATGGGGCAGAAACTTTGGTGGAAGTTTAGGTCTAAATAATATTGCTGACTGTTCATCTCCTGTACAAGTTGGTGCGTTAACAACATGGTCGAAAATAGGTGCTGGTAATAACTTTTCCTTAGCGATTAAAACTGATGGAACTCTATGGTCTTGGGGGCAAAACGCCGCTGGACAACTAGGTCTAAATGATTCAGGTATTTATAGATCTTCACCCGTACAGGTTGGCGCTTTAACCACTTGGATAAAAGTGGCTAAATTGACAGGGGCAAACTTTTCACTCGCCATCAAATCCTAATGAAAAAACATCTTCACTTTCTTGCTGGCGTACCGCGTTCTGGATCAACCGTGCTGGCGGCGATACTCAATCAAAATCCCATGACGCATGTGTCTACAACGTCTGGACTTGGTGCAGCCTTGGATGGATTGGCGACAGCATGGCATCAGAACAATTTGCTGGTAGACAATGATCCTGAGAGAAAAAAGCTAGCCCATACCATGCGTGGTGTGATTGATGCGTTTTACGAAACTACAGACAAGCCTGTTGTTATTGACAAGGCTCGCAATTGGCCCATCCCAGTCATCATGCACGCGATGGCTCAAGTGTTAGGGCATAAGCCAAAGATCATTGCCACGGTACGTTCCATCCCAGATTGCATGGCCTCGTTTGTTCGCGTGGCAAAGCCTGAAGACTTAGATGATTTTGTCATTAATGGCTCACTGGCTAACCACTTAAAAACGTCTTATCTCACCCTGCAACAAGGCTTTCAATACGATCCTAAATCGTTTTTGTTTGTTGAGTACGAAGACCTGTTAGCCGACCCCAAAACTCAATTATCACGGATTCATGCGTTTCTTGACCTGCCTGACTTTGAATACGATTACAGCAATATTGATGGCTCAAGCGTCAAAGAAGATGATGAAAACTTGCACGGCTACGCTGGTCTACATGACATCAAACCCGTGCTTGAACGTCAGCACAATGAAAGTCCTCAAGACGTACTGAAGCATCACTACCCACAGTTTTGCCAGCCTGAATTTTGGCTTGAAAGACCGCGAACTACACCACCCTTGCATGACCTAGATCTTCAACTGGCAGCATCCACAATGGGTGATTTTGCTGAAGGCTGGCGTCTTTGTCAGAAGCTTGAGGAAGAAGAG